GGCAAATTTATAGATATTATGCGAGCAAGACTTTCGTTTATTCTAACCAATGTGCATAATTTTACATATGATGTTTCTAATCTAATGAATTCTAAAGAAGCATTTTTAAAATTCTGCAGAGAAAAGAATTGCGAAAATGAATATGCAACTTTATTTGATGTAAAAACTATAGACGATTTTAATCATTGGGAAACACACGTGGGCAAGTTTATGGATTCAGAACCCGTTAATATTATTGCACCATCTTCACTTGAGGAGCTATTTGCGTGATTATCAAACAGGACATTAGACCAAATAAAATGATCTGGGTAACCTTTCGTAAAGAAGGTATTCATAAGTATCCCGCAGCATTAGAAGACCCAAATTTAAAAACTGGAGATGAATATGATGTATCGTTTCTTGGTTATCCTCATAGGCACATTTTTCATTTCAGGGTGTGGATCTCCGTCCAGCACAACGACAGGGACATTGAATTTATTCAATTCAAAAGGTGGCTTGAAGGATTGTATTCAGGGAAACAAAATACTTTGCAGCTCGACTATAAGAGTTGCGAGATGATGAGTGACGAACTATATGAAGTCATCAAAGCAAAATATCCAGATAGAGAAGTTTGGATTGAAGTATCTGAAGATGGTGAGAATGGTTCGTTTATTAAATACTGAGGTTTAAATGAGAAAATTATATTACATGGGCTTAGAGCCATATGAAGGTAGATACACACTGCAACTTCAGCAATGGAGTGAAGAAGTTTTTAAACGTCGTAAGATTAACTATGAAATTATTCATGGTGAAACCCTAGACAATTCTAAGGCAATTGTCACAGGGCAAGTGTTGGATGCTCATGGTAGAAGTTATTACTCATTGACGCAAATGGCTAAGCTTGTTCAAAAGATGAAAGCTGGCGAAATTAGATTTGATGATGTAATTTTCTTTGAAGATATGTTTACTCCTGGTATCGAGGCATTGCCTTATATTATGGATCAATGTGGTTATGAAAATTCACCGAGAGTATTTGTTAGATGCTTAGCTCAAACTATTGATCCTGATGATTTCCTTCATGTATGGAACATGGATGAATGGATGGCGCATTATGAAAAGATGGTTAATGTCTGGGTATCGGGAGTACTTGCATCAAATGAAGAAATGGTTGCACATATGAAAATTGCCGGTTGGAGAGTTCCTATGTACAATATTTCTGGTCTTGCATTTAGTTCAGATGAAGTTAAAAGTAGAGTTCAAAATATTAAACCCTTTGCTGAAAGACAAAATAGAGTCGTATTTGCAGCAAGGTTCGATAAAGAAAAACAACCCCACTTCTTCATGGATTTAATTGAAAGATACCATCAAATTGATCCATCAGTAAATTTTGCAGTGTTGTCCGGAGGACCACTTAGAAGTAATGATGAAAGCACCTTAAAAAGAGCAAGAGAACTTGAAAAGAAATGTAACTTTACTATTCATGAAAATCTTTTGAAAAACGAATATTATGAAATACTTGCAGATTCGAAAGTATTATTTAATTGTGCTTTACAAGATTGGGTTAGTAATACCGCATCTGAAGCAGACGCACTAGGAACGAATTGCCTGTATCCTGCCTATAGATCATTTCCGGAAACATTTGCCAATGATCCTGAATGCCTATATGTTCCTTGGTCAATGGATGATGCAGTAAATAAACTTGAACATTTACTAAAAACACCTAGAAAAAATTTAGGAAAATTATCTCAATGGACTTCTGGAACAATTGACAGATGTCTTGATATTATCCTTGGTGAGAATAAATGGAACAGAAGCCACAATGATTATCGAAACTACATCTCAGAATCAAAATACTAATCCAAGCGGCACCGTTATAGTTACAGGTGCCGCTGGTTATATCGGCGGTGCAATCTGTGCTAGATTATTTCAAAAAGGATATTCCGTAACCGGGATAGACAAGAGATACTTGCCAAGTCATCTTTATCAATATCTTGATTATTTTATAAAGTCAGATTTTATAGATCCTATATCTCTAAGAAGACTTGACAGAAAACCTTTGGCTGTTATACATTGCGCAGGAACAAGTCTTGTTGGGCCTAGTATAGCAAATCCCCAAACTTATTATGATAACAATGTAGTTAAAACTTTAAAATACTTAGACTATCTAAGAACTCATTCTCCTAATACTAAATTTATTTTTAGTAGTAGTGCATCGGTATATGGCGATCCTCGTTCCGAAAAACCGATAACGGAAAACTTTAGAACAAATCCAATCTCTCCTTATGGCGAATCAAAGTTAATGACAGAAATGATGTTAAACTCTTTTAACATTGCACATGGTTTAAAGTATGTTTCATTTAGATACTTTAATGCCTGCGGTGCGCTGGCTGATGGTACACATGGTCAAGAACCTAACGCTACTCATATCTTTGCTAAAATTTTTGAATCAGTTCAAAATAAAACTCCATTTGTAATTAATGGAAATGACTATGATACTAAAGATGGTACTTGTATTCGAGACTATGTTCATGTTGCAGATATTGCCGATGCACACATTTTAGCTATAGAAAAAGACATTGAAGGAATATATAATATAGGATCCAACACAGGATTTTCTAATCTAGAAATACTTAATGCGGTTAGGCGTTGGCGTAAACATCTTACATCTATTCAATTAGAATATGGCGATAGACGCACAGGTGATCCTGCATTTCTTGTAGCAAGCTCAGAAAAGCTACAAAAAGATACAGGTTGGAAACCAAAACAAACTTTACAACATATTATTAAAGATTTACATGATTGGTATAATTCTGAAAATTATGCCAAGAGGTCTCAAGCAATCATCCCTCTCTAAATATTCTGCTTGCTATCAAACTTGCTCATAAAGGAGACTAGAGATGGCAAAATATCTTTCTACAAAAGTATATGGTAATGATCGAGGACTTAGCTGTTGTTTCAGACAATGGAGAGCCACTCACAGCCATTGTTCATTATTACATGGCTATTCTATTGGTATTAAATTAGTTTTTGAATCAGAAACACTAGATGATCGCAACTGGGTTATGGACTTTGGCGGTCTTAAAGCATTTAAAGAATGGTCAGAATATATGTTTGATCATACTTTAATTATAGCACATGATGACCCACACGTTGAGATGTTTCGCAAAATGGCTGAACTAGGATTACAAGATAAAGGTGGTGTCTGCGATCTTAGAATAGTAGATGGCGTGGGGTGTGAAAAATTTGCAGAACTTGCTTATAAAGAAATGGTTACTATACTTCATCTCTTTAAAAATGGCTATACTTATTATTGTCCTAATGGCGAAACTTTTGAAGCTAGATATCCTATGGGTCAGGGAGTTAAATTACGCAGTGTAGAAGTATTTGAACACGCAGGAAATTCTGCTACATATGAGTCGTAAAACAAACATAGCGAAAGGTGTCAAGAGTAAGGATGAGGTAATAGATAATGTAAACATAGCTTTCATTAATCATAATACTTCAGAATATCCTGTTACTGTTGGCACCGCTAAGTTTGAACCTGTTCCTGTAACTAAACAAAAAGATTTAATGCTGAATGTAGCTAGACTACATGCACAACAGGAATATGATAGAATAATGGAGTTAGTAAGTGTTTTGCAGAAACAAGCAAAACAAATAATGCGAAGGCTAGAATTTACCGACATGGTTCATTCTGCAGAATATAGTTTTCAAATATTTCATGGGCAATGTTATTGGTTAGTTCTTGATTGCAAAACAAATAAGTATATGTTGGCACACCTTGGTCCTAATGATTGGTCTTCTGAAGCACCCGATAATTTGCAGTACATCACTAGAGTTAAATGGTTAGGTGATCATACATGGCAAGAAGTAGATAGTGAAGGAAATCCTATAGATGAAAATAGCTTTAATTACTGATACGCATTTCGGAGCACGTTCTGACTCTCAAACCTTTGATGCTTATTTCAAGAAGTTTTATGATGAAGTATTTTTCCCTGAACTAGATAAACGAAATATCAAAAAGATAATTCATCTTGGCGATTGTTTTGATAGAAGAAAATATGTAAACTTTAATTCTTTAAAGTCCTGCCGGGAGTACTTCTTTGATCAGGTTGCTAAAAGAAATATTCAAATGGATATGATAGTGGGCAATCATGATACATTTTTTAAAAATACAAATGATGTAAATTCTCCAGAACTATTGTTGGGTGAGTATAATAACATACGAACTTATGACAGACCCGCAGAAGTAGATGGTATAGTTTATCTACCTTGGTTATGCGCAGATAATTTTGAAGAAGCAAGCACCGTAGTAAAAAATACTAGGTCAATAGTTTGCTTCGGGCATCTTGAAATTGCCGGCTTCGTAATGTTCAAGGGTCAGAATATTCAGGAATCGCATGATGGATTAGATCCTAAATTCTTTGATAAATTTGATTTAGTTTGTTCTGGACACTACCATCATAGACATAGCAAAAGTAATATTCATTACTTAGGCAATCCATATCAAATGTTTTGGAATGACTATGAGGATGAGAGAGGGTTTCATATCTTTGATTCTGAGACTTTAGATCTAGAGTTTGTTAAAAATCCATTTTCTATATTTGACAAGTATTATTATGATGAGGATAAAGAAGATCCAGATTCTGTAGATGCAGAAATATTTGCCAAAAAATTAATTAAATTGATTGTTGTCAATAAAAAAGATTTCATTAAATTTGATAGATTTATTGAAAGAATTTATTCTAAGGATCCCATTGAATTAAAAATTATTGAGGACTTTTCGGAATTTGAGGCTGAAGCTATCGACGAATCTATTGACTTAGAAGACACTATGACATTATTATCTAACTATGTAGATAGTGTAGATACTGATGCAGATAGAGATAAAATCAAAAGTATTCTGAGAACACTATATGTTGAAGCTCAACATTATGAGGAAGCATGATAAAGTTTAAAGTTATTCGTTGGAAAAATTTCTTATCTACTGGTTCACAATTTACCGAAGTTAAATTAGATAGATCTACAACCACTCTGGTTGTAGGTGAAAACGGTGCGGGCAAAAGTACTATTCTAGATGCTCTTTGCTTTGTGCTGTTCAATAAGCCATTTAGAAACATTAACAAACCTCAGTTAATGAATAGTATAAATGGCAAGAATCTTCAGGTAGAAATAGAGTTCAGTATCGGATCTAAAGAATACAAAGTTGTTCGAGGAATAAAGCCTGGCATCTTTGAAATTTATTCTCAAGGTGAATTATTGAACCAGGATGCTGCATCAAAAGACTATCAAAAATATCTTGAGGATGGCATTCTAAAATTAAATTATAAGTCTTTTACTCAAATAGTTATTTTAGGTAGTGCATCCTTTACTCCTTTCATGCAATTACCACTTGGGCATCGAAGGGAAATTATTGAGGATATCTTAGACATTCAAATATTTACAGTAATGAATACTGTACTTAAGAATAAACTAACTGATATTAAAACTAAAATAACAGACATCGAAACCAAAATAGAGCTAGGTAAGAATAAGGTAAAGTTGCAGCAAAGCTATATTAAAACCTTAGAAGACGATAAACAAAAGAAGGTTGAAGATGTACAGAAAAGAATAACTGATTCGACTGCGGAAATATCAAAGTACACTGCTTGCGTTACAGAGGAAAGGCAGAAGGAGACTAATCTTCAATCTTCTATTCTCGATGCGAAGGAAAAACGTAACAAGAGAACTGAAATGGAAGCTCTCCTTAGAAAACTTGCCGACAAGATTAAGAATCAAAAAACGAGCATTACGTTCTACCACGAACATGATGTTTGTCCGACATGTAATCAGGACATGGATGACTCTCTCAAAAGTACCGCAATCACTACGCACACGCACAAAATTGAGGAAATTGAGACAGCAACTAATACTCTCTCCGAACAACTTGAGGCTATTGAAACTAGACTTGATGAAATTACTGCTATCGAAGAAGAAATTTCTAAATGTAAGGAAAACATTATAGAATATAATTCTAATATAATAACAGAACAAAACTATATAAAAAAGTTGCAAGAAGAAATACAAGAAGAAAGCAATAACACTTCTAATTTAGAAGAGGAAAGAGTGAAGTTAAAAACCTT